TGTACTGGAAATCGAAGATCCTGCTGGCCAAGATCGAGACCACCTATGGGCTCGATTCCGTCCCGACCGGCGCCCTGAACGCGATCCTGGCGACCGAGGTCAGGATCCAGCCGATGGAAGGCAATGACGTCAGCCGGGACCTGGAACTGCCCTATCTGGGCGGTCAGGGCACCATCCCGACCGAGCTGCATGCGAAGCTGACCTTCCGCGTCGAGCTGGCCCCCTCGGGCACGGCCGGCACCGCGCCGGGCTGGGGCGTCCTTCTGCGCGCCTGCGGCTGCGCCCAGGTGGTCAACGCCGGGACGAGCGTCGTCTACAACCCGATCTCGACCAACCACGAGTCCGCGACGATCCATCTGTGGATCGACACCACCCGCTACGTCATGCGCGGCACCCGCGGCACGTCGAAGGTGATGGTGGGTGCCAATGGCATCCCGTACCTGGAGTTCAGCTTCACCGGCCTCTTCTCGGCCCCGGCAGAGACGGCCCGCGTCGTGCCCACACTGACGGCCTTCCAGAAGCCGCAGGCTGGCAGCACGGCGAACACGCCCACCTTCACCATCAACGCGGTTCCGTTCGTCATGCGGTCCTTCAGCCTGGACCTGAAGAACGCGGTCGAGCCGCGCTTCCTGATCGGGGCGGAACAGATACTGATCACCCAGCGCGAGGAAGAGGTCGAGACCGTGGTCGAGGCCCAGCCCTTGACCGCCTTCAACCCGTTCACCCTGGCGCAGAACCAGACCACCGTTCCGGTCGTCCTGGCGCATGGCACGGGCGCGGGCCGGATCAGCACCCTGAACATGCCCGCCGCCCAGGTGCAGCGCCTGCAAGGCCTGGAGAGCGCGCAGGACATCAAGGAATGGCCGCTGCGCCTGGCCCCGCTGCCCGTCGCCGGCAACGACCAGTGGACGCTGACCCTGACCTAATGCCCGGGCGTCAGCGCGCCCGGCCCCATCCCTGACCCTTTGGAGCATCCCCCCATGTTCAAGCTGAAGAAGAACGCGACCTTCCTGCACGATGTCCCGGTCCAGTGGCCCGTCGATGAGATCGATGGAAAGGGGGGCTTCGAGGAGGTGACGCTGAAGACCCGCTACCGCGTCCTTGATGCCGAGACCCTGCGGATGCACGACGACCTGATGAGCGAGCATGGCCAGAACGCCTTCCTGCGCGCCGCGATCGTCGGCTTCCCGGCCGTGGTGGACGACGACGGCCAGCCGGTACCGGACGACGACGCGCTGTTCGACCGCATCCTTGGCCTGACGTTCTGCCGAGTGCCGCTGCTGCGAACCTACCAGGCCGCGATGACGGGCGCGCGCGCAAAAAACTGAAATGGGTCGGGCGCGCCTGGGCGACAGGCGAGCTCGGCCAGAAGCGCGACAAGCTGAACGGGGCAAGGGCGGATGCGGCCCTGTGGGGCATCGCCCTGCCGACAGGATGGGACGAGGACGATGACGCTGACGACGGGGTCTGGCCAGAGAACGAGGGGGCGGTTCACGCCTTCCTCGAGATCTGTTCGCAGTTCCGGACCGTCGCCCATTTCGACGGCAGCCTGCAGCGCACCGGGCTTGACTACCCCTCGGCCGAGGTCGGGCTGCGACTGGCGGGGGTGTCGACGTGACGCCCGAGCTTTGGAACGCCATCCGGGTGATCGAATGGGGCGTGCTGACCGCGCACCGGGACGGTGAGGCATGACGCAGCTCACCCTCTCCATGCTGCTGCGGGCCGAAGGGGCTCCGGCAGCCAAGGCGGCGATCCAGGATGTCGCCACCTCGACTGATCGTTTGGGGACCGCGACGACACGAGGGGCGACAGCCGACCGGGCGGCGGCGACGGCCAAGCAGGCCAACGCCCAGGCGGCGCAACGTCTGACCGCCGCCAACCGGCAGGCGGCAGGGGCGACCGGAAATCTGATCGCTCAGTTCAACGACATCGGCATGATGATGGCGGCTGGGCAGAACCCACTGCAGCTGGCCGTTCAGCAGGGCGCACAGATCACCCAAGTCATCGGACCTATGGGGGCAGCGGGAGCGGCTAGCGCACTCGGCAGTGCCTTCATGGGCCTATTGAACCCGCTGAGCTTGGTGACCCTTGGCGTGATTTACGCCGGCGCGGAAATGATCCAATGGCTCTCTGGTGCAGCGGAGGGAGCGCTGACCCTCGAGCAGCGTGTCGAAGCCGTCAACGACGCTATCGACCGGTGGCGGGACTCCAGCGGCCAATCGTTCGATGAACTCCAGGAGCGGTTTGGGGCGCTGACCCCCGAAGTTGTCGCCCTGCAGCGCGAGATTACCCAGTTGCGCCTGGCAGACATTCTCACGGCGGCAGACGAGGCAGCACGGAAGCTGTCGGGGACACTTGGCGACGGCGTCTTGGCCTCGGCCGGGGGTGACCTGCGCCGCCTTCTTCTGGACAACGGAACGGTTATCGGCACGGCGGCGGGCAACGAACTGCGCGCCATGTTCGACGCGGTGGGCGAAGCCACCGGCATTCAGGATCAGCTGCAGGCCGTTGAGGCGCTTGGTGCCCGCTTTGTGGAAGTCACGGGCGGCATCCAGGCTATGTCTGCCGAGCAGCGCACTTTCTATTCGACAATTCTTGACGCGGAGTCGGCTCTCCGCGCAGCGGCAGCGGCCACCGGGGACGTATCTGCCGAAACCGAAAGGGCGTCGGCCGCGGCGAACCAACTTGCCCTGCGCGCCTCGGCCGTCGCATCCGCAATAGCGTCAGCGGACGGATCCAACCTTGTTGCAGCGTTCCAGGCGGCCTTCCCGGTGGCCAGCCAGCTTCTGGGCGTGGCGCAGGGGATCATCGCGACGATCGACGCGGCCAGAGCTGCCGCCGCCGCCCAGGAAAGCCTGGACCAGATGGCGATCGAGTTTTCGCCCGGGGGACAGGCCAACCTAAAATACGGCGGGCGGACGCCGGGCGGCACTGCATCGCAGAAAGCGCTTGAAGCCCGGAACCGGCCCGCACGCCTACCCGGAGGCGCAGCGGGAAGCGGTGGCGGTGCAGCTGCTCGGGACGAGGCCAACGCACTGCAGGAGCTGATCGCCAGCCTTGAGGACGAGATCGAGGCGCTGCGCATCCAGGACCCGATCCAGCGCGAGCTTTTGAAGCACCGCGAGGCGCTGGCCGGGGCGACCGAGGCCGAGAAGCAGAAGGTCGAGGAGCTGATCGCCGTCCGCGAGCGCGAGGCGGCTGCCCTGGAAGGGGCCAAGGCCCGGCGCGAATTCTTCGAGGATCTGGGAAACAACGCGCTGGAGGCGCTGATCTTCAAGGGCGAGGAATTCAACGACGTCCTGAAGAACATCGGCCAGTCGCTGATCCAGGCTGGCATCCAGGCGGCGCTTTTCGGGTCCGGTCCCTTCGGCAACATCTTCGGCGGCACCTCGATCATGACGCAGCTCTTTCCCGGCCTCGCTGCCAAGGCAGAGGGCGGAATGGTCAACGGTCCGGGGACCGGCACATCGGACAGCATCCTGACTCGCCTGTCGAACGGCGAGTTCGTCGTCAATGCCAAGGCCACGGCCCGCAACCGCCACCTCCTGGAGGCGATCAACGCCGGGAGCCTGCCGGGCTATGCCACGGGCGGCATGGTCGGCGGCGACAACCGCCGGACGGCCGGGCGCAACATGGGCGGTGGGCCCTCGACCCTGGTCGTCGATGTGCGCGGCGCGCAGGGCAACACCGAGATCCAGGAGATGGTGCGGCGGGGCGTCCAGACCGGGTTGCAGCTTTACGACCGCGAGGCGCTGCCCCGGTCGGTCCAGCGCGTCTCGGCTGACCAGAAGCGGGTGAACTGATGCCACTGACTATCCCCTGTCCCTGCCCACCTTCGCCGACAGCCTGCTTGTTGCCGAAGCGTCCTGCGAGCTGCCCGAGCAGCTGGCCCAGTCCCGCACCGCCGGGGGCGAACAGCTGACCGCCGACCTGGCCGAGCGGCTGTGGACGGGGCGGATCAGCATCGGCCGCCAGCAGAAGCACGAGGTCGGCCAGCAGGAGGTCCTGGTCTCGATTCTGGGTCAGGCGGGCCGCACCTTCCTGATGTACGACCGTCGCCGCCCCAATCCGCTTCTCGACCCCACGGGGTCGATCCTGGGCGCGGCCAGCGTCACGATCCTGGCCCTGGGTGGTGACCCGCGCGAACTGTCGCTGGCGGGCCTGCCTGCGGGCTACACGTTGAGCCGGGGCGACTATCTGTCCTTCGCCTACACGTCGCTGGCAGTCTCGCGCCAGGCGCTGCACCGGGTGGTCGATGCCACCGTCGTGGCCGACGGGGTGGGCCAGACGGCGCTGTTCGAGGTCGAACCCTTCCTTCGCCCCGGCGCCGTCGCGGGTGCTGCCGTCACCTTGCGCAAGGCCTTCTGCAAGGCTGTCAAGGTCGCCGGGTCCGGGACGCCAAACACCGGTCGGTCCAGTCTTTCCGAAGGCCTGGGCTTCGACTGGGTCCAGAGCCTGAGGTAGCCCCATGCGCAGCTTCGATGCCCCCACCCTTGCCCAGTTCCAGAACCGCGTAGCGCTGTCCGCGCGCATCCTGGTCTGGGCCGTGGCCCGCAACCGCAGCACCGGCGCCGATGAAAGCCTCGGCCTCTGGACCGGGGCGCAGGATGCCAGCTTCACCATCGGCGGCACCCCTCGCACCTATGCCGGGGCCGGGTCGATCATGGAGATCCCGCCCATCGTGTCGCAGTCAGGCATCGCCGTCCGCATGCAGCGGATCAGCCTGTCGCCCCTGTCGCCGGAAGTGGCCGCGCTGATCCGGACCTACGACGCCCGCTTTGCCGGGATCGAGATCCACCGCGCGCTGTTCGACCCCGTGACCGGCGTGCTGGTGGCCGAGCCGCACCGCCTGTTCAAGGGCATCATCGACGAGGTCGCGCTGCCGATCGACCCGAAGACCGGCGAGGTCCGCTGCGACGTCACCATCGCCTCCTCGGCCCGCTATCTGACCCGGACCCTGCCCCTGAAACGGTCGGACGCCACCCAGCAGCGACGGCTTGGCGACCGCTTCCTGCGCTATGTCGATGTCTCGGGCGAGGTGGACGTCTACTGGGGCGAGAACCGCCCGCCCGGCGGTCGTGTCGGCATCCAGACCGGGACCCCCGGCTCATGATCCCGCCCCGGCTTCCCGATTGGCGTCCGCGCCTGACCGCCTACCTGGCCGAGACCGCCGCCCAGGGGTTTCGGTACGGGTCGAACGACTGCGCGCTCTTCTCGGCCGGGGCGGTGCGGGCGATGACCGGCGTTGACCCGGCTGCGGCCTGGCGGGGGACTTACACGACCCTTGAAGGCGGGTTGAAACGGCTGCTGAAGGCCGGTTTCGACGATCACGTCGCGCTTGTGGACAGCCTGTTTCAGGGCGTGGCCCCGGCCTTCGCCCAGGTGGGCGACGTCGCCATGATCGATGCCCCGGACGGCCCGGCCCTGGGCATCATCGTGGGCGAGACCATCGCCTGCCTGACGCCGTCCGGCATGGGTCATCTGCCGCGCGAAGCCGCGCTGCGCGCCTGGGCGGTGCCGGTATGAAGCGCCTGGTGATCCTTCTGGCGCTGAGCCTGTCGCTTGCCACCCCGGCCGAGGCCGGGCCGATTTTCGCCGCGATCGGTGGCATCGCTGCGTCAGTTACTGCCGCGTTTGCAGCCAGCCCGCTTCTTGCCGCCATCGGTCGCCTGTTCCTGGCGGTCGCCCTGTCGGCCCTGCAGCGGGCGCTGATGCCGAAACCGCGCGAGCCGGGGATCAAGACCAAGGTCACCCAGACCGGCGGCACGAACCCGCAGGCCTTCCCCCTTCTGAAATACGCAACCGCCGGAACCCATGCCTGCCCGCCGATGAGCCACGGCACCGCCGGGCGGACGCCCAATGCCTTCCTGACCTATGTCATCGTCCTGTCCGACGTCCCCGGGGCCACCCTGTCGCGCTACATGATCAACGGGCAGTACGTGACCCTGGGCGGGACACCGCATCCCGACTATGGCCTGCCCGTGATCGGCGACCTGAACGGCCTGGCCTGGATCAAGGTCCACAATGGCAGCCAGACCGTCGCCGACCCCATGCTGATGTCGCGCTATGGCATCTACCCGGAGCGGTCCTGGGGGGCCGACATGATCGGGCGCGGCCTTGTCTATGCCATCTGCACCTTCCAGTACAACCGCGAACGCTTCCCCGGCCTGCCGCGCGTCCGGTTCGAGATGAACGGCATCCCGCTCTACGATCCCCGCAAGGACACCACCGTCGGCGGATCGGGCGCGCACCGCTGGAACAACAAGGCGACCTGGGAGCCGACGGTCAATCCGCAGGTCGGGGTCTACAACGTGCTGCGCGGGATCACCCTGGACGACGGATCGGTCTACGGCGGCGGCTTCCCGGCCGAGGATATCCCGCTGGCCAGCTGGTTCGC